ACTCGCTAGCGCGGAAACTGCGCGCGCCAAGTATGGTGATCTGGTGAACAAGCGCATGGAGTTCAAGCTACACGTTGATGGCCAACAGGGCTGGCTGGATGAGGTTAAACTTAGAGCCTTGTATAAACTTCCTTGACATTTGCTTGACACAATATCGCTTGCTAAGTCGCGCCAACACGTTATATTATAAGAGTAAGGAAAAGAACAATGACTGACGATACCAAAAAGCCCTTCAATCTCAACATGCACACCGCTCGCCTGCTTATGCGCGAGCCGTTCTTCGCCGCGCTCTCGCGCCGGATTGATAAGATCGCTACAACTGCTATCCCGACTGCCGGTGTGCGCGTCAACCCTGAGACTGCTCAGTTTGAACTTATGTACAATCCTGAGTTCTTTGAGCAGCTTGAAGACAATCACAAGCAGGGCGTGTTGATGCATGAGTTTTACCACCTAATCTTTGAGCATGTGACCGGCCGTAAGCCTGCTGATGGCCTCAAGCGCATCGACAACATTGCTATGGACCTGTCGATCAACTGCCACATTTCCAATATGTTGCCGGGTGAGTCCAACCCCGGACCGGTCATTGGCAAGGAGGCTATGAAGGCTTGTATTCCGGGCGAAGGTATCTTTAAGGATCTCCCTTCGTTCAAGTCATACGAGTGGTACCTTGAAGCACTCAAGAAGATGGGAGAAGATCAGAAAGAACAGGAAGGCGACGGATCCGGTGAGCAGGGTTCTGGTGATCCCTTTGGTGACATGGATTCGCTTGATGATCATGAGGGATTCGGTGAAGTCAGCGGTACAACTCAAGAGATTGCTAGCGAGCGCATGAAGGATGCAATTAAGAAGGCAGCAGAAGAAGCCGAGAAGTCACGCAACTGGGGAACAGTATCCTCGTCCATGCGTCAGGATATTCTTGAACGTATTCAAACTAAGGTTGACTGGCGTAAAGTTCTTCGATACTTCGTCAAAACAAGCCAGCGCGCCGATAAGCGCAGTACACCGCGCCGTCTTAACAAGCGTTACCCTCGGATGCATCCGGGCAAGCGTGTCCGTCGCCAAGCCAAGATCGCCATCTCTATCGACCAGTCTGGATCAGTTGATGATGGGATGCTTGCCGCGTTTTTCTCCGAGCTTAACAAGTTAGCTGAGATTGCAGAGTTCACAGTTGTCCCCTTCGACACCGAGGTAGCCAAAGATAAGGTATACACTTGGAAGAAAGGCCAAACCAAGAAAACAGAGCGCGTCTTGACTGGTGGTACGTGCTTCAACGCTCCAACCAAGTATGTGAATGAGCGCGACTTTGACGGTCACATCGTCTTGACTGATTTGATGGCCCCGAAGCCGGTGCCTTCTAAGTGCCAACGTATGTGGATGACGACTAAGAACTATGCAGCGCGCCCCTACTTCTCTACTAACGAGCGAATCGTCGCCATTGACGCATAGGAATTAAATGCTAATCACAGGACCAAGACTAGATAACGATGGTGTCATCAAAGCATGGCAGAATGGCCTAAGTGCGCGTAATCACAGGTATTCTTTGAGTAGTGTATCGTATCCAAATGGAAGCGCCGAGCTATATAGCTATGACTTAAAGATCGGAGAGCGGACCCCGGCAGGAGTTTACGTCATCGCCGACTTCACCGCACCAGCCAAAGGCTTTCATTCTATGACAACTTCTTGTCATGTGAACCTCGCCAAGTACGCAACTGGCAACCCGGTGATCATGAATCCGTTGGTGTGGGAGTGTTCACCAATGAGCGAGAGCAAGCCCTTCTGATGCCAAAGTTTAAGGTTGGGGATCTTATAAAGATCAAAGATGGGACACATCAGGCCGGCCTTCCTGTACATCGCACTGGTATGGTGATAGAGATAGGTGAGACTTCAAAATCCTACACCAAGGCATATACAATTGTTTTTCTTGGCACTGAGGTCCGCTTAAAGTTCCATGAGATGTTCATAGAACACCTGACATCCTCTTAACAAAATCTTCCTTGACGTTTGGTGTCAGGGGGTTATATTATATGTATAGAAAGGAGAAAAATCTATGCAATCCATTCCACTTTTTCGTACTCAAGACGACTCTCGCCTAACTCCTCTGGAGCGCACAACCTTCGGATGTGAGCAGATTATCACAGCCCTGATGATGCAGGCAACGATTGACGATCCGGCAATTACTCCGATAGAAGTCGAAACCTATACCACCTTGAGCGTGGCCACACTCGTACCCGCAGAGGCATAGAATGGATCTACCCATTGTCGTTAGCATGAATCCAATGCTGTACACTGACCGCGCTGGTCAAAAGTGGGCTGTGTCTGGTCAACATTGGGTGGAGGTACCCGATACTCTGACTTTGGACGAAGTTGGCAAGTATATGATCGTGGAGCAGCGCGAAGCACCCCTACAACCGGCTGGCGTTGTCTCCTATGAGGTTCAAGGCAGTCGCGGGAACACTTACACCGTTAGCGACAACGGAGGCACGTGGACATGCTCTTGCCCCGGTTTCGGTTGGCGACGTAAATGCAAACATGTTGAGGCTCAGAAAAATGCAAGTCGGTGATCTGGTTACATATTGGTATCAACGTCCGCGATGGAGCAAGGGTCAATCTGTCCACATTGGTCTGATTATTGAGACTGGAAAGTTTACCGGCAATCGTGACGTTAAAGTTTTGTGGACGAACGAACCAGAGCCACTAACCGAATGTAGTCAGCACCTATCAGTCGTTGACAAGTCCTTGACAACTTAAACCTTGACTATCACCGCTTTCGGCGTTATATTATATGTATAGAAAGGAGAAAACAAAATGTTTCAAAACCGCAACGGCATGATGGCCGCTCTTATTATCGCTGATCTGACCTGCTGGTCTGGTCTTATCTTCCTCGCCTTTCAATGGGCCAACTGCACATGTGGAGTATAAATGTCTGACAAAGTATTAACAATCAATTTAACAGAGCGAGAAATCGATCTGCTTCACGAATGTATCAGCACCAATATGGAAACCGTCAAACGTCGCCACGATGTAACCGGCTCGACTGCTGATCTACTCCAAGAGCTTGGAGAGCTTTCCGATGATCTTCTTGAACAACTGCATCGCCGTGATGACGGTTGGGCCGCACCAACGACATTTATGGTAGCGGAGGACGATTTTGTTAAGCGCGGAATGGACGCGCGAGAGCAGGCAAAAATGCATAGCCGAGCAGCAGCACGCCGGAGCTTTAACTTGAAAGTAAAGGACGAACGCCTCTCAAAGACTCAGACACACGATGTATGGGACGCCAATGACCCTAAAAATTGGTGAGCGCATGAAAGTCGGTAACTTGGTCCGAAGATCACACTATGGCGCGCCAAGTAAAGGCTGGGGACCGGTCGGGATCATTATCGGATCTGCATTTGCAACGGACTATTGGATCGTCGAGTGGGCCGCTGACGGGAAGCGCGAGACTATAAGAAAAGAACACATTCAACTCGTTTACTGACATTCCCTTGACACAAATAGCCTTGCATTTACCTCTCAGCGGGTTATATTATATATATAGAAAGGAGAGAAATCTATGATTGAAGTCGGAAGCATGGTAACAAACGTGGGATTTATCCAAGGGTATAACAACTCAAATCTTGGATTGGTTCTCAGCCTAATGGCAGACGGCAAGATTGCCCGTGTGTTCTGGGCTTCAACTCAAAAGAGCGGATTTTGCTCAGTCGTAGACTTGAAGGTGGTAGCATGAAAGTTAAAGCAGTAATCAAGAAGATCAAAACTCACTTCAAGAAGCAAGGTATTGATATTGATGTAGAGTATAACGGAACGCGCTGGGCCTTCCAGCATAACGGTTACGTTGGTTCATTCTTGGCCAACGGAGCGATGGCAAGCGATACGGCTGCTCAACTTGAGGCTGACGCCTGTAACTTCCACGTTCGCCGCGGTGATGACTACTCGGATATGCAGTCTGACTATTTTGCTGGCTCATTCCGTGACAACGCGAGCCAGATGATCGAGGCTCTACTTCCGAAGCCACCAAAGTTTAAGGTTGGTCAACTGGTGAGAGGTAAAACCAACAAGCGCGCAACCCGTCAAGGCTACGCCGGCAAGGTTGGGCTTGTGATGGCAGAAGGCGGCTGCGGGTTTGCTCGCATCGCTTGGGTCGGCGACAACTCAAACAGTAAAAGATTCGGATACCCGACATTCCCAGAACGTGATCTTGAGGTGGCAGAATGAGAGCGGGTGATCTGGTAAAGTATAGGCGCGGTCTTCCACACGAACGCGCTGGTTTGGGTATTGTTGTCGAAAATGCCGAGAAAGCCAAGTGGAAAACCGTGTGGTGGTCGATCCTGTGGGCAGACGGTAAAACTGAGATCGTTAGTGAACGAAACTTGACGGTGATCTCTTGACATTTCCCTGACACGATCTTCCTTGCTTTTACCCCTCCGCTATGTTATATTATATGTATAGAAAGAAGGAGATTATTCTATGGCTTCACAACTCGACACCGTTACTCTTTGGGAGACTGCCCGCGAGCAGTTTATTGATCTTATCCTTCCAATGTTCCAAGAGGGCGAGCAACTCATGGGCCACCCTGACACCGTTGCCCGCTCCGAGGCTTGGAGCAACTTCGTTGATGCGCTCCATTACTCCGGTAGCATTAGCGACTGGCAAGTGGCAAACTGGGGGCATCCACCATGCTGCAACGACTGACATTCTCTTGACAACTTAGTTGTTGACTTAGCCCTCTATTTCTGGTATAATGGTTATACCAAACAAGGAAAGAACACTATGACATACCGACTGACTTTTGATATTACCGCCCGCAACGCCGATGCTTCGGAACTGCTCGATCGCCTGATTGAGTTTCAGCAGCAACTTGTTGAAGAGATCGAAGAGGATGAGGATTGGAACGGTGACATTATCGAAAATGTAGGTGATGAAAGCACGTGCTGTGTCGAGTCTGTTGACTAGTCCCTGACATTCTCTTGACAACTTTGTTGTTGACTTTCCCCCATTTTTAGTGTATAATATAGTATATCAAGTAAGGAGATATATCAATGCCTCAAGCAAAAACAAACGACAGCCTGACCTTCAAACCTAACCCAATGATCTGTAACATTGAGATCGGGTCTTCACGCAAGAAAGCGTACAAGCCACAGCCAGCACCGCCAACGCGGAAGCAACTCACCGGCTGGACCGTCGAGCAAGTTGGTCCTAAAATGTGGCGCGTCTTCCGCAACTCCACAACTCAGGGCAAGCAAGCGATCATCGACTACCCGACGCAGGAAGGCGCACAAGGCTTTGCTGATGGCTGCAACGGTGAGTATAAAGTACCCACCAAGATGAGCGCGGCCAGCCTCCGCAACAAAGCCAAGGAACACCTTAGCGATGAAGAGAAGGCTGATCTTGCTGCGCTCGCTGCTGGTGAAGGCATCTAAATGAACGATTACCTTGGTATCCTCTTTTTTAGTCCGCTCTTGCTCCTTGCCTTTGGGCTTGGTATCGCAATCGGCGAAGCTATCCTATAATCACACCTAACCCGTAAAGCGCAAAGCGCGAGAGGTAAAGTAAAGAAAATGAAAACCCCCAACTCCATAGTGCCGAGTGCTGCGACGGGCTTGTATATGTCGCAGAGTAAGATGTCCAACCCTAACCTTTGAGGTTAAAGATAATGAAGATCCTACAGTAACGGCTATAAGAGGATTAGCCACCCTCATGATAAACCTGCTGGAATAACATGAGAGCCGCCAGCCTTATAAATATAGAAGCCAGAGCAACTAAGTCGAGTAGAGCGCGACCCTAAATAAAGACTCTCCATTTATTATGAAACATTATGTATCCCAGACAATTCTAAAGATGATTGACGGCCGCCTTGACTTCAAAGAGGTAGTGCTGACACGCGCCGACTCTCGATGTGATGCAGCCGGTTGCTCCGAAGCCAATGTAAGAAGAATGGCCCAGAAGATGAGAGCGATAGGAATAGAAAACCTGCACGTCAACAAGTACGAAAAGAAGCGATACAATAAACTGATCCGAGAACAGAACAAGAGGCATAAAGAAAGAAAGCTAACGGCCTCCGACTTGGCCAAGATGACTGAACAAGCCGAAGAACTGGAGAGCAAGAATGTTTAAGGCTGGAGAGTTAGTAAAAAGAAAACAAGTATCATCTAAACCCAAAGCTGTATGTATTGTAGTGGATAAGGATGAGAATAACTATACAGTATATAATAACTCTCTTAAGTGTTTACAGTTAATAGCTGTACCTGTAGTAGAAGGATTGTATAGTAAAGTGGTAGTATAGGTATAAAGGGGCTTATGGTGTCAGACAATTGCTTAGTAATGTGGGAGAGTGTGATTGAATGTATTATATTGTGTTGTTAAATGTGTTCTGTATGTGGTTGGATCTTAGTACATAGTCACTCTATCGCCATTTGTCAAGGTGTGAGTGCATGTGACAGCAATCCTCAATGTATCCAAGGACTTACAACACCGTGTATCACCAACGATTCCAACCACTTACGCCCCTCACATTTATTTGACATGCGACAGCTTGACAACCACACCCCATCGTGCTATATTATAAGCATAGGAAGGAGAAAGACAATGACCTACACAACCGAGATGAAAGTATACGATGCGATTGGCGCTGTCATGTGGACGGCCATGCTTTACCTGCTTATGGCGGTATGACACTACATACGACACACTACCGGTAGTGTCTGCCTAGTCAAATCTTTAACAGATCCCGGTGGATCTAAGGAAGGACACACTATATATGGATTCTAACACAATATTTACAATTGCTGACGGCAGCATCAGCGTTAAGTTAGATAAGGCCGAGATAAGTATATTAAACTATATTGAAGGCTGGCTACCAACATTCACAGACTGGTCAGTAGAAGAGCTAGCACTCAAGTGCGATATGTTTGCGGCCGATGCCACAGCAGCGATTGATATGCTTATCCTATATGGATTGATAGAGAACGGTGAGACTGTCAGCGACTTCGGCAGACGTGTGCAAGTAACTGCGGCAGGTGCGCGATGGCTACAGATGAATGCCGAGACAATAAGAAGTATTAACTATATGAATAATACAGAACTGTTTGTATCGTCAGAGATTGCAGAAGCCTGATAGAATGTCCGCGAGACTACTACTAAAAAAGATACTTACAAAGGGAACTATTCTTGCATGCTATACGCCTATCATCTTATACGTATACAGTAGTGTGATTAAAGACTGCGTGTGTCATATATATGCAAACAAACCTGACAAATGATTTGACAAGTACTTGACAGGAGGGACCACCCCCCTACCCCCCTCCCCGGGATGTATGTGCCATTACTTGACATATGCCTGACATGCCGGCTAAGCACCTTTTCGATCGCGCCCAAAAATTTCCCAAATATAAACCCGGAGAATATAGCCACCAGCATAGTTAAGACGTGAGCTATAGCGATTTATTCAAGCACGCACCCGAGCATCCGTTCAAGGTTGGAGACTTGGTCACATGCGCATGCCACGGGGGCATAGCCATCATCATTGACTTGTATGACAAGGACGACGACGAAGTGTACCCTTCCATGAACATGATGCGCATCTATTGGGTTAGGTACCCACATGACGGAGTAAAGGAAAGGATATGGGTACACACAATATCAAAGATGAGAAAGTATACGTTTTAATTTAAGCACACGGCGCATATATATTACATGAGAAAAGTTGAGGCGCTATGTGTCGATAATGATTTGCAGGTTGGGGACTTGGTGCAGTACACCCCGTTTAACCCAACGCCGCACATACACATTATATACCCAATCGATTATGGAGACTTCGGTATTATATTGGAGGTAGACGTTAACTTTGAGGGAGACCTTAACGACGTTCGACGTCATTTAAAGTCGTTAGCATCCCGTACAAGGCCGATAGTGTACCGTATAATGTGGCTACGCGTAGGAATTATACAGACAATCCCAAGAACGCATCTAAAATTGGCATCTTCCGGAAAATGAACCTAATTACAGCAGGTAGAAATTAAACCATGAAAATCAGTAAACAAAGATTGCGCGCAATAATCGTCGAAGAGATAACTAAATCCGATCGTAATGAGATCGAGCGCATGATTAAGAAAGAACTAAAGGCGATGGTAGAGGACGAAGTAGCAAAAGCGATCAAGTCGAAAGGTATCAAGGACGATATCGGCGATATATCCAAGAAAATCTTGAAGAAGCTATACAAAGATATGTCGGTTCACCATCCATACATAATAGACCGTATTAAAGTATAGAGTACACTATTTAAACACTCACTGAGTGAAAAGGTTAACCTAAATGATTAAAGCAAATATAATAGGCATGCTCTTATTGGGCATTACTGCTGTGAGTACCGCTGATACTGAAAAGCTAAAAGCGCGAGACAAGATGACCTCTATTACCACACAGGATCTGGTAAAGGTGGGTGACACTGTCGACGTGAATACCGTATATGCCCCAGTAACCCAGTGCACCGCGGCCGCGAAAGAACCTGGCCAAGTGATTAAGGATTGCGCTAATCGTCGCCCGGGCTGGTTAAAACTATAAGCCGCCTAGTTAAGGTGTGGACCTTAAGCCCGGTATATTCTTGTATGACGTCGATACCAAATCTATTGGTATACTCATTCGACGATTCTGGTCCTATGAGGGAATGTACTATCCGTCATACGTGCACGGTACCCACGGCCACTTCAAAGTATGGATCTGGGAAATCGTGTGGTCAAGGCCTGGCATGGAACGCATATCCGAATCGGGCTTGATTAATCTGATTAAAGCGGACATTATAATCATCCTTAGTGATACTTAGAGATGCATGGCAAACACTCTACGCGAAGAATGTGAACAAATGAAGTTAACTATTGGCGATTTAATCGTCGATACTGGCTGTGGCAATGTCGGAATCTTGGTCGACCATGTTCGGCGCATTAGTATAGAAGACGATGATGTGTATTTCTGGACCATCCACTGGACCAAGGAGACCGGCTATGATAGTTATGCGCCTGTTGCTATACAAATGGAAGAAGAAGGCCTTAAGATATCGATTGTGGTCGGTTTGTATGATTTATTTAGAACGAATGACCCTGAATAAGAGGAAAAATTTTAGGGAAAAGTAGAAAAGAAAAATAAAAAAAATTTCGACTTTACGTTGGCCGCATTGGGGGTGCCCCGGGTGCAAAATAATGTTATTTATGGCTGAAATAAATCTTGGCGTATATTTATCCTTGTAATGAAGACGTTTTTACTTATGATGTTGTGCGCTATAGCCTGCCTGCAACCCGACTACGCCATTATAAAGCCCGGAGAAACAGAGACTGTCTATGTTGAAGTACCCTCTGATCCGGTAACGGTAATCCAAGAAGTTGAGGTTCCGGTGTATGTTGAAGTAGAAGTGCCGGCGGAGAATGGTGATGTTTGGGTAGATTCTTTTACCCAAGTTGGCACCATCGATGGAATTGATATCTTATGGGTTATCGATAAATCTGGTTCTATGAATCGATTCGACGACGCATTGCTCGCCGGTATTGAAGCAATGATGTTAGCGCTACCAGCATCTGATTGGAGATTAGTAATTATAAGTGCTGATCCAACAGACTCAATTGCAAGTACAGAGTTTCCTTTGGTTCCCGGTGATGACATAGCGGATGCGGAAAGCATGCTCAACACTTTACCTATGGGGCCGTGGGAGGAAGGATTTAATTCAGTCTATGAATACATTATGCATAATCCCTATTCTCTAACATGGATGCGGCCCGATGCTGGATTGCTAGTCGTCTTTGTCTCAGACGAAGAAGAGCAAAGTTACGTTGAGTATCCAGTTGTATCAGATTTCTTGAGTTGGTATTCCATGCAACGTGGTGGCGCCGTATTCATGGCCAGTATTGTTAATCAGCCTGCAGGCGCTTCCATGTGTACGATAGCACCAAATCCAATTGATGTTGGTGATAGATACATGGAGGCTACATCGATGCTTGGCGGAGTTGTCATCGATATATGTGATGACGATTGGTCGCCAGGTGTCACCGATGCTACTCACTCAATTGAACCTTATGAAAGTATTGGTTTAACTCACGCCCCTGTAGTCGACTCAATCAGAGTCTTTATAGACGGTTCCTTGAGCGCCTACGGGTGGACGTATTCTGCTACCGACAACACAGTTAACTTTACAGTTATTCCAACTACCGGACAACTAGTTGAGGTTGGCTATAGATATATCGAGACAGATACAGGTAGTTGAATTTAATCCTTGGAGGGATAATGATGAGGTTTCTACTTTTAATAGCGGCATTTTTGTTAAATTTTAATATTAGTGCAAGTGCCAGCACAGACTCTGATGCCATAATACCGATGCCGATTGAGCAGATTAACTCTGCCATGAGTATGATTCAAAAAAGAGTCCGAGATGCCTCTGTCAGAGTTATGACACCAGGTGGCGGGCACGGAAGCGGCTCTTATATACAATATAAGGACATGTATTTTATTTTTACGGCTCAGCATGTTAGTGATGGTGTCCGCGGAACCAAATATCAAGTATTGAAAGGAAGTGAAAACCGTTTAGCCACTTTGGTATGGTCCGACGCCGATGCGGATATGGCTGTGCTGTTGATAGAAAAGAAATTTACAACAATCACTCCCATGAAATGGGATCCCCAAGTACGAATTGCGGAGGTGGGTACTGATATCACTTATTCTGGATACCCTTCTAGCCATCAGCTTATGACTTTCGGTGGTACCGTCGCTGGTTATGAAGATAAACAGGGGGTAGGGCTACAAATCATATTGAACACTTACGGATGGTTCGGCTGTTCCGGCTCTGTGGTTTACTCTCCAAGTGGAGAAATCGTAGGCATTTTATATGGTGTTGACGTCGAATATTATCCAGGAATGCAAGTTCAAGAAAATTTAGTATGGGTTGTTCCAATTCAACGTGTTTCGATGAGAGTGGTGCTTAAAAATGCATGCAGCATGGTATCAAAATTCCCCTCAAGACTACCAAAAGCCTGCAGATGACTTCGAAATGGGATACATATACTGCCTCAAACAGGGAGCGGGATGCTGGAATTGTTATCTGTATTGATAAAAATAGATTTTTAATCATTCGACGGTCGAATATTGATAAACGGGGTGGGCAATGGACCATACCTGGGGGCCATATAGACGAAAAAGACCGTAGTGTTGAGTCAGGAGCGATTAGAGAACTAAAAGAAGAGACCAACTTAGAGTGTTTTGTGGAAGATTTAATATACCTAGGTGAACCCAAGCCACAGAAATATTATTTTTTAGCAAACAGGTGGAGGGGTGAGGTAAATGTTAGTATCCCTAATCCGATTACAGGCGAAATTGAACACGATAGTTACATGTGGGCGACAATTGAAGAGATAAAAGACATAGCTAATAGCGAAATACCGATCTATTTATTGGAGAAAGCTTTGGAAATGTCTAAAAATGAATGATTTGTATGGTCCACTGGACGAAAAGAAACGCAAATTAACTAAAAAACCAAGTTCAGAGAAGAATTTGGGTGATTGGTTTAAACGCAAGGGCGCCCCTGGCAAAAAAAGTGGTTGGATTGACTGTAATACTTGTCGTGATGGTAAATGTAAAGCGTGTGGGCGCTCTGACGGTGAGACAAGATCAAAAAAACCACGATGTAGACCTACCCCAAGTGCTTGCAAAGGATTTAAAAATGAGGAATTGTACATGAATTTAGAGAAGATTATCCGTGAAGAGTTAGAAGCTGTTATAGCCGAGTCCCACTCGAAAGAACACGAAGAAGAACTCAAGACAATCGTAGGAGAACTTGAGGGCGCGTCAAAGATGCATGCCAGTCAAGCTGCCAGAATACAGAAGATTCTTGACGAGACAGACGATGATGAGTTAAAAGAGGGCAAAAAGAACTGTGGCTGTGGCCAAGATCCTTGTAAAACATATGGTGTGCAAGAAAATACTGACCTTAAAACTCTTGATGAAGAAGAAGGCGAAAAAGACGCATGCTACCACAAAGTAAAAGCGAACTCAAAAGAGTGGCCTTCTGCCTATGCATCTGGTAGGTTGGTTCAATGTCGCAAGGCTGGAGCCGAAAACTGGGGTAATTCTAAGAAAGAGTCTTTACGAATGATGATTGAAGACGAATTGGTTCAAGTTTTAGCTGAAAAAGCTAAAAAACCTTGTAAACCCTCCAAAGGAAAACGCTTTGCTAAGCGTGTAGACGGCAAATGTCGCTCATTTGGGCAAAAAGGACAAGCAAAAGGTGGCGGAGACCGCATCAGACCCGGTACAGCTAAGGGTGATGCGTACTGTGCACGCTCCGCGAAGATTAAAAAGTGTAAAAATCCCCCATGTGCTAACGCATTATCCCGTAAAAAGTGGAAATGCCGCGGCTCAAAATCAATGAAGGAATAAAAAACATGTTATCTATGGTAAAATCTAAGAAATGTCCCAATTGTGGCATGCCTTTAACCGACGAAATGTCGTGTGACTATTGTGAATGGAAAGCTAATGCTAAATGATGAGCAAATCCTGTTAAAAACAGCGAATCTTCTGGATATTTTGCAGGAAAAGTGTTGGGACGGGTACAAACAGGCGGGAATGAAGAAGAAAAGCGGCAAAAATGTGCCAAATTGTGTTCCGGTTAGTGAAAAAGTCCTCCGAGAAGTCACCGAAGACGAGATGCGGGTGCTTGAAGACGTACTGGACGACCTAGATCCGGCCAATTTACCTCTAAATGACCTTTTCAGTGGTAAAATGCGCGCCGTTATACCATTTCCGACCATTGATCCTTCTACAGAGCTTGGAAAGTTCGCAGAATTCTTCAGATCTCAAGAATATGACGTAGATTGGGAGAAGGGTATGGTGTTTGCCGAGCGAGATATACGTACAGCCAGTGAGATCTTCAATACTTTGGGTGATCAGCCCGACAAGAAGAAAACCAAGAAAATTCAGATGAAAATCGGCAAATTCTTCGGAAAAGTCGCAGATTTAGCGAACAGAAGACAAGTTTTGCATCAAAAAATATTTGATTATAAGGGTAAATTTTCAAAAAAGGCATTAGACAAGTATGGTGAGGACCCTAGAAACCTAAAATGGTGGAAAGAGCGAAACGAGCGCTATCTAACAAAATATATGAAGCGTGAGGCGCTTGATGAAAAAGAATTTGAAGATTACAACCGAATATCTACTCAAATTTACTTATATATTGTAAATCCGGGTGTCGCTGGGCCTGCAGGTTACGATTTAACCGATTTAGCCACTCAATATGGCGAATATTGGAAAAAGAACGCCGGATATATCAAAAAAGAGATAAATAACATCGATAATGACAAATTTTCCATTATTATTACTCGACATCCGATAGATGTGCTCAGAATGAGCGATTTTGACGAGATTACCTCTTGCCACTCTCCTGCTAGCCGTGCAAGTGCCTATCAATCGTACTATAAATGCGCTGTGGCCGAGGCTCAAGGTCACGGAGCCGTAGCATACGTGGTAGAGACAGAAGAGCTTCTGAGCGCCACTAATACAAGTAATATAGACAGCGCCGAGCAAGAAATACAAGAAGGCGAGATATTTTATGATGATAAACGCTATGATGTTGGTGATATCAATCCAATTTCACGTGCGCGCATCCGTCACGTTAGATATTATGAAGGTGATGAGCCTCCAAAGCGCTGGGATGACGGGCAAGACGTTGGAATGCCTGAAACTCGCGTTTATGGTGCCGATATTCCCGGTTTAGCCAATCAAGTTACTGACTGGGCAAGATCAAGCCAAGAAGAAGTCATCCAAAACATGCCTAAAGAGGGTGATAAGATTGATTTAAGCAAATTCATGATTTTTGGTGGTTCTTATGAAGATACTGCTAATGCTGCAGGTAGAGCTAAACTTCTTTCCAAACTCTTAAATATTGATACTTCAGATATGGCAGGTGCGATGCGCCAGAACAAAGAAACTGAACAAAATCTCGATGCAAATTTAATCGGTGATATCAAACGAGCGACGGAAGGCGAATGTGAAGATGTGACAAATTATTGGATGGAAAGATATGCCCAGACATTTATTGATTATGAAGTGCGCGAAGACGGCGCTGATAGTGTTTATATCATGCCTAGTGCTCAATTTGTTGCTAGATGGCCAATTGATGAGTGGAAAAGGTTGCCGAGCAATGCAGAAGAAGTTGTGTGGAATTCTGTTGACGAATTAAATGAAAGAAACGGCTATGGTGATATATTTGTGCCTTCGAAACACGATACCCCCACAATCCGCAGGATCCGCGAAGAAATACACTTATCTATTCCTATTAACTTTGAGCATCCTGAAATTTATGGTGGGCGGTATATGGCCATGTCATCCGAACTTAATGACGCTGGGCAAAATATTGATACTAAGATCGATGATGCCCGCGATACTTGGGAAGCAATTCTTACAGAGTACTTCAAGCGCGAAGGACAAATGGAAGGCGGAGCTTACATTAATCTGGCCCGGGAAATTGAAGATGGTGAGATCTCATCTTACGAGTGGGATGTTGAGACTGACGGCGATTATGACGAGTCATATGAATCCACTGCAAGATACTCTCACTATTACGATCCAGAAGATTTAGGATTAGGCATGGAAGTGCTTATGCAGATTCTTGATTCTCGCGACTTTAGAATTGAGTTGAGAAAACAGCTTTTAGAAGCGCCAAGAAAAGAAGAGAACACTGAATATTATCTACAGATGAATGCTACGACTGTAGAACACGCTGGAGAGGCTAAATTTACCGCTATATTCTCGATAAATGCTGATGAGCCCGATATTATGACTGGATTGTTCCAAGAGCTTGTAGAGGGCTCTATGGACGACGAAGACAACCTTAACGTGGTATTCAACAGAGTGTTAGCTCAGTTTGTGAATGCTCGTCAGCCATCACATATGCAAACAAACGAAAGCATAGTTAAAACGTGGAAAGGGTTCCTAGGAAAATGAGTAAATATCTCCAAGATCCAGATTATTTGTTTAGTCTTCTTACTATTCTGGTAAAAAAGAATGGCGGAAAAATAGTGTTAACCGAAGAAGAAATAGCGAATGTCTCCAAGGGAGATTTAATCGGCATGTATTTCGAACCAAAAACAGGTAGCGTCATTCTTAAAGAAGTGGACCCCCAAGATATGCTTCGGGCCAAAACGCTTATTGGTGATAAAACTGATGAGACATACGATAACTAGACTATTTATTTGATGAGGAATACATAAAATGAAGTATATAATAATCCTTCTACTCTCCGGCACTGCGTATGCGGATGAGAAAGAGGAAGAACCTAAAGTCGTTTATAAACAACGAACCGAAATTGATTTCGAAGGCGTTGAGATTGAGGGCGAGTTAGTAAAGCCGCAGGGCTCGCTTGTTCTTGATAGAAGACATGCAAAATTTAACCCTATGATTAAGCTACGCACAGACTTCGACGATGAAATGGATAAATCTGTGCAAGAAGTAAAATGAAACTCCTACTTGAAAATTGGCGAGAGTACATAAACGAATCAAAACTCCGTGTGTTTGACTTTGACGACACAATTGCGAAATCAGATTCTAACATTTATATTACAACTGACACTGGCGAGAAGATTACGATGACGCCGACAGAGTATGCTACCCACAAAGTTAACCCAGACTATGAATACAATTTTTCTGAGTTTGATGAGGTGATCAATCCGAGAGAAATTAAACAAATCACAAATATTGTTCGCAATACACTCAATGCCGGGACTGAAGGCAGAGAAATTGCCATCCTGACAGCCCGGGCAAGAGAAGCAGAAGGCCCAATACGTGATTATCTTGAAAGCATAGGCCTAGACACTTCAAAAATTACGTTTGAGCTTTTAGGCAGTTCAGATCCTGCTGATAAAGCTGCATGGATAGCCAACCGAATCGAAAACGGTGCAACAGACGTTTTGTTTTTTGATGACTCTGGCAAAAACGTTGATGCCGTTGAAGCCTTGGCTCGTCGGTATCCAGAGATTAAAATTAGAGCCAGAAAAGTCAAATACGCAAATGATATTGCAGAGAATACTAACTAAAGTGTCTAATTATGTTTTTAAAACCAAAAACATATGATATACTATACAGTAACGAACATTTCTTATTAACAAGGACAAAAAAATGAAAGTATTATTAACTTGCACCAGCATAGAAGACACAAGCAGAACAGAAGATTCTCCGGATAGCCACTATCCCCTCGGTTTAGCTTACCTGCACTCCTACCTGGAGAAGCACTCAGATCACGAAGTTGAAACACACTTTCTAAACAACGTTAATAGTGATATTTGTTTTGACAAAATTAAATCTGAGATTGAAAAGTTTAACCCGGATGTAGTCGGTATCTCTATAATGACGTTCAGTAGAACTAGTTCTTATAGAATGATCGAATATCTAACTGAGAATCATCCTAATATTAAAATCGTACTCGGCGGCATGCATCCAACGGTTATGTGGAAGAACATGTTAAAGAAGTATACGAATACAGTAATTGTTGTCGGTGAAGGGGAAATAACTTTTCATGAGTTATTAGATTGTTTCGAGCAAGGTAAGGACATCTCTGAAGTACAAGGAATTGCTTTTAACAATGGTGAAGAAATCATTAAAACTGACGAGAGAGAGCTAATCGATGATTTAGATACGCTTGAATTTCCTAAACATGATATCTTTCTCTGGGAAGGCAAAAAGATGGCCAATCTTCTAACAAGCCGCGGGTGCCCATTTAAATGTAACTTCTGTGTTCTCGATCATATTTCACTTCGGAAGGTACGTTTTCGTACTGCTGAAAATGTTTGCGATGAGATCGAAGAAATTCTTAGAATCTGTCCAACCGTTGAAACTATATGGTTGCATGACGATGCCTTTATGATCAATAAAAAGAGCACGATGGCCCTTTGTAGAGAGATTATCAAGAGAGGTATTAAAACCAACTTCACTTGTAGCGCTAGATTTAGGCCCGTATCGAGAGAGTTAATTCAATTAATGGAACAGGCTGGATTTAATCATGTGTTGTTTGGTTTGGAATCCGGCGCTCAAGCAATTATAGACGATATGAAGAAAGGTATTACCAAAGATCATATCAGATACGCAACATCGCTTTTCGCTGAGAGCAAGATTAAAACGACAGCATTTCTCATTGTTGGGCTGCCCGGAGAAACTCAAGAAACAGTCGACGAAACAATTGACTTTGTGATGGAAATGCAGTTTAACAACTATCTCTATTACGATGAAATCGGCGTTGCAATGATTTATCCCGGTGCTGAGGTATATACAATTGCTAAGGCCCGGTCGCTAGAAATACCTGGGTATGGCCTACTGGATGACGACTACTGGTTAACTAGTGGTGAGGTACCACATTATGAATGTGAACACAGTTATGAACAATTATTAGTTTGGAAGGAGCAGATACGAGATGCTATTTCCCTCAATCGAATTAATGATCCAAACCTCTTTTTGCAACAAAAGAAGCTTTTACCTTCTATTATAAAATATGCTTTTAAATTTGGAATGTACGAGATTGCGAACATGGTACTTAAGGCTATGCAGGAAGAAAATATGATCCCCGAGATTATAAACAGTTATTTTAACGGCTCAGAGGATGAAAGAAAACAAGAATTATACAAGATTGCTAAGTTGTTGGATGTAAAGCTAACAAGAAATTTTGTAGACCAGATGGCTATCGAAGACAAAAAGAATTTTATAGAAGCTTACAACGAACAGATTTCAAAAGATACTGAAATTCTTGAGCGTTGGGAAAGCCAGAGGGTTGAGGCCACCGACGAATATATTCCGCCGGCTAAAAAACAAAAGACAGAAAATCTGCTTAATATTGTTGGCCAGTAAGTAGTTTTTTTCCTATTTATATAGAGCGGAGGAACATACGATATGAATGCCACACCCAATGAAAGCTGGGAGACATATTCAAAACTAGTCTTGCAGCAACTTGAGACACTAGCCGGCGGAATTGAAAGTTTGCGAGACGAGCTACAGGATGTTAAAAGCCAACTAACTGAACTTAAAGCCAAAGAAGACAGAGTACATGAGCTTAAGGCTTGGAAAGAAAAAGTTGATGAAGTGGCCTCGCCAAGTCAAATGAAGGTTAAATTTGAAGAAGTTGAAGAACTCAAAGAGTTTAAGACAAAAGCCATAACCGCCTTTATGGTAGTGCAGGCATTTATGGGAATTGCCATGGCAATTGCCTTAGAAATATTTTAATTTTTTGTTACATGAGCAATAATACTACAATATTGTACCCGGTCCAGCGAATAGAAAAAAAACAAGTAGATGGCAACCTAGTTACTTTAATGGCGCGTGATCTCGAATTGATAAAACAAACTGCTGCTCAGATTATGAGACAGATAAAAGGTATGACTGATGAAGACGATATTCTTTTACCTGAATATGGCATAGTTGGCCCGGGAATCCTATATTGTTACGAATACGGCACACGGGCATACATTAAAATAGAACGAAACCAAAAGGTATATATGCTTGACGACACCCCTAGCCATTTAAATAGGGTTTTAATTTACACAAGTTGTGGTAAACTAGTAGAAATTGATGTTGACGAATTAATTTGTACGGAGTTTGACTGATGCTTTTTAGGTTCAATAAATTTTGGAAAACGTTGTTATCTTTAGTGGCGGCTTTGTTTGTGTATAATTTTTTCGGCTTTGAAATGACCGCTATATCGTTGCTTACCTTATTGGTCGTCAACAATACCGAAAACACTTCCCATTTGTTTTAAGAAATTTAAAAAATAGCCTATATATGGTGTGGAAGGCAAAAAGAAGACATTTATTGTGCGCAAACATAACCCGTCGAATGGTAAGATTTCGGATGTGGGGCCATTTCATGACGAAAAAGACGCGCAAGAAGCAGCTAGTCTTTTTCTCAAAAAAGGGGTGTGCTCTTGGGTCGTACGCTATTATGACTATAAGTGATAAAAAAAAGTTTGGAGAGTTGTCGGGTGAGGTTTTTGAAGTTGGAGATATTGTTGAGTGGACTACTTGGAGTGAAAAGCATAGCGACTGGATCCCACAGTATGGTATACTACTAAGTGTTGAAAACCAAATCAAAGCAAACCGAGTAGTTTCGGTGTCAAAAGTAAAGCCAATTAATGAGCAACATGTAGAGTTAGAATTCTTCACTTTAACACTTAAATTGGTTAATAAACTATAGATTTACGGTTTAACCCACCATTAACAGAAATAAAAACTAATTACAATATATTTTACTTGGATGTTTATCAATGATCGACACTATTGAATCACTCGTCAAGGATTTTATGCCTTTCGCACAAAAAAGAATGGGATTTAAAAATCCTCCTAGATTGTTCCTAAAGAAAGATGCATCAAATGCTGGTAATCCTCTGGGGCGCACTGCGTTCTATGATCCACAAGAGAGTTCAGTTACATTATACATCACCAACAGGCATCCAAAAGATATTATGCGCTCTTTATCACATGAGTTGGTACATCACACACAAAATTGTCGTGGTGATTTTAACAATATCGACGAAATGGAAGAAGGATATGCCCAGAATGATGAGCACCTTCGGGAAATGGAGCGTGAAGCATATGAAAAAGGAAACATGTGCTTCAGAGACTGGGAAGATAGTGTAAAATATACTATCAAATACGAACATCTACAAAAAGGAGATAAAAAGATGTCTACAAAAGATTGGAAAAACAAAGAGATGAGAGGCTTATTAGCAGAGGCGTGGGGATTTAAATTCAACACTCTGCAAGAGTTTAATGAGTTCAACGGTACCGGTGAGGTTCAGGAAGAAATTGCTGACGTCGACGAATCCGCTGATGCAGAAGTACAAGAAGAGGGCGGCGCTGCAGCGCGGACTGGTAACGAAGAAAAAGATGCCGGCCGTGATAGAATGCATGCTGACCGAGTTCACGAAGAAGCCGATTATGGTGGCAATAAAGGTGACAAATCTAAAACCCACAAGGGCGAAAAAGATGATACGACCAAGAAAGGTGATAAATTAAAGGATACCGAAGATGGCGGCGAGCGTGGCGAAAAGCCGGGCGATAAAGCTGATGTAAACGAAGCTGAAGTTCAAGAAGAAGGTGAAAAGCCTGATTTTCTTGATGTCGACAAAGATGGAGACAAGGAAGAGTCAATGAAGGATGCTGCTGCTGATAAAAATGAAGCAGTTGAACACCTTCAAGAGGCAATTGCCAAAATGCTTCGCAAGCACCTTAGAGGCTAAACCAATGACCGGTAAGTATAAAAATTGAACTTAAGAAATCGCAATCGCGCTTTGTTAAAAAACTTTTATTACTACAATATTTTACAAAGGAACAACACATGTCATTAAATTCACAATGGAGCGATTTTCTTAATGAAAGTCTTGATGAAAAAAACATCTTTACCTATATTCAAGGTCTCCAGGAAATAATTTCCAATCTTAAACCAAGAACTATCACTGAAAAGAGAAGACTTCAACTTGCGAAGACTCATCTACGTGAAGTCAAAAGATTTGCACGTAGAATGGAAAATGATATGTCTGTTCTACAGGAAAAATTAAATATAATAGAAGAATCCAAGGACACTGAATAATGGGCGGTGTAGCTGGACATATGGCGCACTTATCTGAGGATACTGATTTAACCTTTAACGAGATTATCAGTATCCTTGGTAAAGTTGCAAATGCAGAAATTGATAACGCTACTGAAAAGGTCGACGGTCAAAACCTGTTTTTAACTGTTGACGAGTCTGGAGAGATTAGGACCGCCAGAAACAGTGGAGATGTCAAAAAAGGTGGAATGACAACTGATGAGTATATCAGTAAGTGGGCCGGACATCCAGCAGAGAATGCCTTTACAAACGGTTTTAAGGCCGTCTCAGCGGCTTTACGCAAGCTTAGCCCTGAAGACCTAGAGGCTATCTTTGCAAACGGCCAGAGGTACGTTAACATGGAGATAATGTACCCTAGTAATCCTAATATCATTTTATACTCTTCGCCCAACATTGTATTACATGGGCTTCAATATTTTGGAGATGAAGAAGAGACCCCAGAAATGAGGCAGATTACTAAACAGAAATTTATTAAATTAGATAACCTTATTGATGGAGCTTCCGAAAAGGTTGGAGAAGAAGAGTGGGCTGTAAATGGTCCGAAACTCGTTGCTCTCAAAAACATCGCCGATGGCTCTGCGTTAGAAGACGTAACAGCGAAGATTGAATCGTTCGCGGCACCTGTTGGTATGGATGCCACCTTGGGCGGCTATATCGAACAAGTAGTTAGAGGCTATGGCGAGCAAGTAGGTTTACCCCCCGACGTCACAGACAAGTTGGTTCTGCTAATGTTGCAGCCCGAAGAGGCTAAAGAACGTGGAATTAATGTGGTTGGTCTTAAAAAAGGCCTCCCGAAAGAATTACAGGCTACAGTTTCAAATCTTGGTTCTAAAACTAAATCTCGAAAGTATATCGCTGGAGTCTTGAAGCCTCTTGAAATTGCTATTAGTGATTTTGCCATCGAAGTACTTCGCGGAGTAAAGAGTTACTTTGTCAGTGACAATGACCAAGAGGTTGCTCGTATGAGAGCGGAACTGGAACAATCGATTGCTTATCTTAAAAATCTTCAGGCATCTGGTGATGAGAAAATGGGTGAACTTATTGATGTTCAACTGGCTAAGCTTGGAAATATTGAAAACGTGGCGTCTTCTATGGAAGGTGTTGTATTCGAATATCCACCAGGCTCAGATAAAATTTATAAACTTACTGGTGCTTTTGCCATGGCCAATCAAATCATTGGTAGAGCAAGACGTTCTGGGATGACTGAAGATGAAGAGGAAATAGAATTAAATATTGTAGACGATGAATCAGATGATCCGGTAGTGGACGCTGATTATCCTAAAACTGTTGCCGTCGTTCCGGGTGCATTTAAGCCGCCTCACAAAGGGCACCTAGACATGGTGCGGAAGTATGCCAGTAACGCTGATGAGGTCGTTGTTATTATATCTAAACCAACCAAACAAGGTAGATATTTGCCGGATGGAACAGAGATAACCTCTGACGACTCTCTCAAGATATGGCAAACGCTTGCTGCCGGCTTATCTAATGTTCGAATTGAGGCCTCAAAAGACCATGCTTCCCCTGTAACTGCAGCATATGATTTTATCGGAGATAAAGGGCCCTTGAATACAGGTGACAAAGTTATATTAGGTGCTAGCACTAAAGATGACGATTGGAAGAGGTGGTTGAGCGCAGCCCAATATGTTAAAGATGGAGTTGAATTATTGAATCCAGAAGAAACCGCGGTTGAACCATCGCAACACTCTGGGGGATATATGAAGTTATTAGCAGTGGAGGCTGAAAAAGGCTCCGACTTATATAACAATATGCCAAGCGTTAAGAAGGGAAAAGATCCCGGCCAATTCCACGCTAGTGATTTTAGATTCGTATTGGTAGAGGCCACTAAGAACGATGTAGCTCGTAAAATGTTAGAAGACTTTGTTGGCGGAGAAAATGTCGACGCTGCATTAGGCATACTTGGTATCGGTGCTGTAGAAGAAACATCCGCTATGGGTGGTGGTGCCGTGGGAGGGTTCTCGGGCCCTTTGGGATTTACGTCGGGTAAAAAGCGTAAGAAAGCGCAGCAAGACACAATTATCAGGCAAGAAAATATTGATTTAAATATCGTTGATGAGGTTTTAAGACTAATTAGTGAAAGAGGCATTGTATAATGAACCAAGAAGAGAAAGTTCTCAGAGAGAACATAAGACGTTTGATAAGACACGTCAAGCAAAAAAAGCTAAATGAAGAAAATGATTTAAGAGTTGTCATCCAACAGATGATGGACCTAGAATTAAGTGAAGGTCAAACTCCAGATGTAGATCCTGCTCCTAATAAATCGACCGGTATCAACGTTTTAGAAGAACTCCTTAAGAAGATTATACCAATTATTGAGACAGATTACAAGTCTTTGACAACAAATTCTGATCAAAGACAGTCTTATCGCGCGCATGTATTGAATGCTGTTGATAATTCTCTGACACCTGCAAGAATAAATAATCAAGCTGGTGAGGCCGCTGAGGATTTCGCGGATTCAATAGAAGAGATAGAGATTAATGTTGGCGGTGATGAGCCAGACGATAAGTTTATTGATATTAGGACTGATGCAGAAAAAGCATCCGAAGAGCCTGAAGAAGAAGATCCTCTTGACGGATTCGGTACCGGTGTTGAAGGCGATGAAACCGGCCGGAACATGGCTTATCAAAGTTACAAGAAAATTGAAACTTCTATTCTTGATTCTTATGAATTGCTGTCGGACCCTGAAGATCAAGAACTGTTTTATGATTACCTTATCGCAAATTTAAAACTTTACTTTGAGAAGTTTGAAGAAGAACTGGCAAACCAAGTCGAAGAGCCCACAAATCAGGCTTACGACATGGCCAAGCGAAGTCAGGGCGGTGATCCTGACGAAGAAGATATTGAACTGGAGTTATAATGAGTTTATTAGACGACCTAATAGAAAATATTAGAAAAGCTAATGGCAGCACCGATATTGAAATTGAGGATCAACTTAAGCCCATAGAGGTAGGTGAAGACAAACCTGGGATGGAAACTGAGGCCAAAAAAACAGCGAAGATCACTGAAGCGCAGAATTCGGCACTACAAAATGCTACTGGCATGGCTGAAGCAATCGAAACGTATGTTAAAGATTACCTTTCGTCGAAAGGCATTTAATAAAAAACTTTGACTTTTTTACTTGACAAGATCTGAGTTATTGCTTATACTGACAATGTGTTCTGCTTGATAGTGTGATAGAATTAATGAAAGAACAAACAAAGAATATCACAACTAGATCTAAAAGTATTATAAAATTACTTAAAGAACAAAATAAATTAAATGATCAAGTTCTAGTATCAATTAACAGCCTAACACTTGAAGATCTAATAGCAGTTAAGTTTGAATTAGCATCCAGGCACCTTAATAATAGGTTATATGGATTTGATATCTGGAGAGGTTTACCTAATATAATCAAGGAGGCTTCTCTCAAATTTGCTATTTCAGCTACCAACTCAAAGATAGATGCGGCCAGATTTTTGGGATTAACGTATTTAGAATTTCTAAATATAAGTAAGAAGTTTCAAATTAATGATTTCTTCGATAATTCAAAAACAAGGTAACACCAAAATGATATATTTATTACTTCTCTTGGCATGCAGCCCTGAGTTAAAAGTGGGAGACCATGATATCGATCCCGAACTTATAGAAGAAGAGGTACCTCCGCTGGGTATTTCTGTAGATGATGACTGTAGCCAAGAAGCAATTGGTGAAAAAGCATGCAACATCGTACTGCTTGATCAAAATAGTGAAGTTTGGCAGCTATATAAACAAGAAGATAAGGTGGTAGTATTAGATTTTAGTACCAGTTGGTGTCCACCGTGCCAAGCCGCCGGCTACAAGACACAATCTTTGCAAGATGAATACAATGGTGAAGTTGTAGTGGCCACCATATTGATTGATGGATATGAAGCGGGTATACCAGCAACCAGCACTGATGTTGAAGAGTGGGCTGATACTCACAATATTACTTCTGCTCCAGTGCTTCAAGGCTCGCGAGAAATGATGTTTGACAGTCAGGGAATTAATGGTTATGCTATAGGAGCATTCCCTACCTATATTTATCTAGATCGTGATGGTTTGATATATCTAGGACATTCAGGGTATAGCGAAGAATACGTCAAACAAACTATCGAGGAAATATTATAATGTGGAGAGTATACAAGTGGAATGGTCATTATATTATGGGTGACTTAATCAGCAAGCACTCATCTGAGTCTGCAGCAATGCGCGCTGCAACCAAGAATATTAATTTTGCAAGTACAGAGAAACACAAAAGCAAAACAGAAATTACCATATGGCTTGATAGTGAAAACCACACTCCAGTTGGAGTTATAATAAAGAAACAAAGGAAAAAAGGGGATGCCATGGCTTCGACAGAGTAAGAAAGAAAAATAGTGCAAGCAGGTAAGATACAACCTTAATCGTTCAAAAACAATAATTGCTAATAACAATAACCACTTCGAATCTGTCCGCTTAGCGGCTTAATCGGGAGGTCGATTAGAACCTTCTTTCCAATCTAATCAAAACAACAGATAAGTTGTAAAAATCAAACCATCTAAGGTAACAAGACGGTAAGCCTTGGAATATAGCCGTCTACCCATTCAGTTAGGGGATATAAAAGCTGATATGCTTGTGAATGACTACAATTGGACTTATTCTGGACGCGGGTTCGACTCCCGCCGTCTCCACCATACAAAGGAAAAATATGTTTATATTTGACTGGTTTAGAAAAAAAGAGAGTATTAAAGATACCATAAAACCTACATTTGATTTCAAAGACAATCTAGAGATTGCTTTGTGGGATATTAAAGAAAAGTATGATCTTGAAACTGAAGAAGTAGAAAAGACCGTTTTTGAAAAAAGAAATAACATTAATTACATGAACGATCATATAAAAAACAAAAAGTAAAATAAATACTTATATGAAGATATCGATAGCATTTTATAAAGGTAAGGGAGGCCGGCTCCACAACATCATAAGATGGTGGACTAAAAGTAAGTACAGTCATGCAGAATTAATACTTCCGGACAAAACTTGGATTAGCATCAGCCCTCTTTACAATTCTAAAATAGAAAGCAAAAAAAAATTATTGGTAAATCATTTAGAATGGGACTTCGTATCTTTAGACGTCGACAGTGAACAATTACAGACAATATTAGATTTTTTTAAAGAAACAGAAGGATGTGGTTATGATTGGGTGGGCATGCTTCTTTCTCAATTTCTCCCTTTCCACATAAAAAGAAAAGGGAAATGGTACTGCAGCGAGTGGATAGCGTACGCTCTTAGAATTGCATGCGTTATTGATTGGAAGATTATTAAAATCTATGACAGAGCGGATTTATCCCCGGGCGTTCTACATAACATTGTCGAGAAAGTGAACAGTGGTAAAGCCAAGAAAATACAAAGTTGACGAATGGGTGGTATATGATCCGTTTCCTATGGACAATATGCAAAGCAATTATGGCCAACGTGCAGTTGTTTTAAGTATTTGCGAACAAAACGATTTTTATGATTATAGAATATATGTTGAAAAAACTGGTAAATTCAAATCTGTCAAAGAAGAGTCTTTATTCTCCTTAAAAGAAGAATAGAAATTGTGTTATACTCAGAAAGAAAGAACGCTAGTATAACTTTGGAGTAAAAAATGAATAATTTAGTCTTATTTGATGTCGACGGAACACTTACTGAGTCGCGCCGGCCGATAAAAACAAAAATGCTTAAAGCATTAAGGGCTCTGGCCCGACATGCTGAAATTGGGTTCCTAACTGGCAGTGGCTTAGAGTACATTAAAGAACAACTTTGGCCGGCCCTTAATGACCCTATAATCAAAAGAAACTGCCACCTGCTCCCCTGTAACGGTACGGAGTACCTAATAACAGAAGGCGATGAGGAGATAATTTTTAATCAACTCTCAAAAGAAAATATGGAAGAGTGCATAACTACAGAAAAAATGCATATTTTAATGAAATTGTTGTGTGAAATGCAAGATGATATAGCACACCAGTACGAAATACCTTTGACTGGAAATTTTATCAATAATAGATTTTCAATGATCAATTGGTGCCCCATTGGCCGGAGTGCCAATCAAAAGCAGCGCGCTTTTTTTGAAAAAATAGATAATGAAGATAATCTTAGAGGCACCTACATTAAAAAGTTAAAAAACGATATTGAAAAAAATGATATTGGCGTAACAGTAAAACTGGGCGGTGACACTTCTTTTGATATTTATCCAACCGGCTGGGATAAAACATTTGCGCTGAGGCATTTTGATAATCCAGACTGGAATTTTTGGTTTGTAGGAGATCGCTGTTATCCAAATGGTAATGATTATGAGATATTCACACACTTGGCGCATACTGGCCGCGCGTTTGAAACTAGCGGTCCTGCAGAAACATTAGAAATAATAGATTTTTATATTTTAAGAGATTTACTTTAAGGAGATAATAAAATGAATAAAGAAAAGAAAAAAACAGTTATGGTGTCCGGAGGATTTGATCCAGTACATGTTGGACATATTCGAATGATTAGAGATGCAGCACAGCACGGCGACGTCATTGTGGTGGCAAACTCCGATAACTGGTTACACAGAAAGAAAGGTTTTGTTTTTATGGAGTTTGAAAAGCGTTCCGAAATTCTTAGTGCGATTAAGGGGGTCATTGTAGTTGATTCAGTGGATGATACTGATGGTACTGTGTGTGAGGCCATTCGCCGACATAAACCAGACTACTTTGCCAATGGCGGCGATCGTGGAAAAACTAATACTCCAGAGCAATCAGTTTGTGAGGAAATGGGAGTAGAACTCCTGTGGGGTGTCGGGGGTGATTATAAGGCAGATGCCTCTTCAACCCTTGTTAATCGATTCCGAAAAGAACAAAAAAATGAGCAAACTGCACAACAAAGGGCGAGTATTAAACACTCTAATCGATAGTCAATGCTTGACAAACGTAACAGAACTAGTTAAATTCAGTAATAGGATTTTTAGTCTTGGACCCGGTAATATCAAATACTAAAACTTTAAAACTAGATTCTTCTTATAGACCTCTTGAAATTGTGGAGGCTACTGAAGCTTTGGTATTGTGCTTAATAGGCAAAGCATACGCGATAGAAAATCATACACAAGAAATAAGATCAATATCGGAAACATTTAAGCTGCCGGCAGTCATTGTGTTAACAAGGTACGTTAAATTCAAGTTTAAAACTATGACTTGCAGGCGTAATAATATAATCTGGAGAGATGATAATAAATGTCAATACTGTGCTAAAGATTTCGAAAGTGATTCTTTGACCATTGATCATGTAATACCAAAAAGTAAAGGCGGAAAAGATAGCTGGATCAACTTGGTCGCTGCATGCAAAAGATGTAATCAAAAAAAAGGCGCCAGAACACCTACCCAGGCTGGAATGAAATTAATAAGAGAACCATTCAGGCCCAAAACCAGTGTGCTTAGAACTATTGGCAAAGAAGAAATAAGCAATCTTTGGACAGATTACTTGTGGGATAAAAAGAATGATACGTAATGAAGAGGCAATAATATGTTATTTTTCAGAAAAAGGCCATAACAACTTTTATTATGCTGGCACCAACAGAGGAATAATAAAACAAAATTGTTTTTATGAACTATTGCCATGGGTTGCTTCTGATAAAACTCTTGTTGCGGTAAAAATAAAAAATAAATGCGTATTACCATTGACAATCGATGAAAATAATGTTAAAGATATAATATCAAGCAACAATAATATTGTTGTTTGGATTGAAAAGTAACAATTGCCCCTTAGCTCAGTTGGTTAGAGCATCTGACTGTTAATCAGAGGGTCCGCAGTTCAAGTCTGCGAGGGGCAGCCATCTTGACTAACTAAAAGGAGAAAAAATGTCAATTATTCAAAAACTACAATCACTCAATCTATCACCGGATACGGTAGTGAATCTAACCTATAGCGAAGGCACGGACGTTTTCGTTCATAACGAAACGGAAGTTGAAGACGCTTTATCGGAAACAGATGTAGTCAGCACTTTTGCCGACCTCATAGCAACCCGCGGCCTTCGTGTTTCACAACAGTATGGAGGCAGCATCATTGAACAACTTCGCGCTGACGATCTTCTTGATGGTTACGAGCGCGACGGTGATTTTGCAACTTTTCTGGCGGATGTGCTTGAAGAAAACTTCTATGAGTATGATTTTATTGAGTCATCAACTGAAAAGTACGACCATAAAAGAGGCTTTTGTACATTAAGCGCTAACGTAAAAGTTCCACTTTCAGACATCATTGAACACAGCCCCTATCTGGGAAGCTGGGAAGTTTCAGTAAAGACCGACAACGGGACTTTGACCATAGAGGCTTAGAGATAAGCAAAAGGTTGGCGGCTTGCCTATATGTTGAAAGCCGCACTAATGGGGTGTAGTTCAATTGGCAGAACGCCGGACTGTTAATCCGGAGGTTATTGGTTCAAGTCCAGTCGCCCCAGCCATTTGCGGGAGTAGCTCAGTGGTAGAGCCCCACGTTGCCAACGTGGATGTCGCGAGTTCGAATCTCGTCTCCCGCTCCATTTTATATTCTGCCCATATATACTATTGTGGGCCTTAATAGAAAACTTGAAATAGCGGCAGAAATGACAGTACTAGCCATAGCAATGTTTCTAGCTGCATTTTTCTGTTTTCGAGTGCTGTTATTACCTAAAGCAACTGAAAAAACAGTAGATAAAATATATGAAGTCGAAAACATCTTATCAGAAAAACGATAAAGTACTTGTTAAATCTTTCACAGGCAAAAATGTTTGTGTAACTTTAAGAAAAAGATATATTGCCTTGCAATCTGAACTTAAGCTCGGAGTTGACGGCTGGGATGCTCAAATAACTCTTAAAAAAGAAGTTGATAAACTGCGTAAGCACGGGGTACCATATGAAAAGGGCTCCAAACCAATGGTTTTTGTAGCCGATTGGCAAATCATTAAAAGGTGTTGACAGCTTGGTCTTCACCGGTTATAATATATATGTACTTGTAGGAGGGTATAACATGAACCATTTAGGCTACGCCTGTATCAACCAAGGCTTTTCCACGCTGCCAAAGTCGCAGCGCATCACAACTAACCGCACTATGATCAAACGTACATATCATGATCGCGGTATTGAGTACGCTTCCGAGCTTGCTCTGCAAAATCTGCGCGATTTGCACACTATTCTTGAGTGGAATCTTGCCAACGATATTTACTTTTATCGGCTTTCTTCCAATATTGTTCCTTGGGCTTCCGAGTATGACCTTGTAGACATGCCTAATTTCGGCGCTATACACGCCGCGGCCCTGAGGGCGGGCAACTTTGCCCGCAAGCACGGAATGCGTCTCACATCGCATCCTGGGCCGTTTAACAAGCTAGCATCACCCAAGGAGCGTGTATATCAACTCACCAAGACTGATTTGTCGGTTCACGGTGACTTATTCGACCTTATCGGTTTGCCTCGCACTCCGTACGCCAAGCTCAATATTCATGTCGGTGCTGCCTACGGCGACAAGCCGTTCGCTCTCGACAACTTCTGTCGCAACTTCGAACGTTTACCTGACAATGTGCGCTCACGCCTTACTGTCGAGAACGATGACAAAGCTTCGTTGTACTCTACCAAGGAGTTGTATGACGGTGTTTACAAGCGCATCGGTATTCCGATTGTATTTGACTATCACCACCACATGCTTCATCCCGGCGGTCAGTCAGAACAAGAAGCACTTGAGCTAGCTCTATCTACGTGGGGAGATGTCAAGCCTGTTGTCCATTACGCAGAGTCTCGCTCGCTTGAACACGGCAATCCCAAGATCAAACCACAAGCACATTCTGACCTCGTATACAATACTCTTAATGACTATGGCCACAAATTCGATATTATGATTGAAGCCAAGCACAAAGAGTTGGCGCTCTTAAAATATCGTCAGAATCTACAGACTTTGGCGGCAAAGTAAACGTATTGACTATTTACTCTGACACCATAGGGGTAAAATGGCTAAAAAAAATTATGTTCTCGACACCAGCGTATTACTAACTGATGCTAACGCGATATTTAAGTTTGACAATCATGATATATTTCTTCCACTGAAAGTCTTGGAAGAAGTTGACGGGCACAAGAAACGGCAAGATTCGGTTGGTTCTAACGCGCGACAGTTTATTCGTTTCATGGACGAGTTTAGAGCTAAAGGTTCTCTTCAGAAAGGCGTTAGAATAGATAAAGGCTTGGGGATACTTAAAGTCGTCTCATATAGCGATCTTAAGGATATAATATTTCCACCTGATCTTGATATTCGGCTCCCTGACCACACTATCATAGCCACAGCGAAATCAATTCAGTCTGTATACGAAAGAAAGAAAACTAGTGTTGTCAGTCGCGATATCAATATGCGAGTTATTTGCGACTCCATAGGTCTTGATGCTGAGGATTACATTTCCGAAAAAGCAGTAAAGTCTTCGGAAGAGTTATATACAGGGTTTGTAATTCACGCAGTAGATGAACAGGTAATCGATCGGTATTACTCCGGAGAAGAAATATACATCTCAGAAGATGAAACAGAATATGTGTGGTGTCCAAATCAATATGTTATGATGGTATCTAATGCTAACGAGAAGAAATCTGCATTAGCACGCTTTAAAGACCACTTCACTCCATTGCAGAAGGTAATCCATAAGAGTATCCCCGATTGGAACATAGACGCAAGGAACAAAGAACAAGCATTCGCAATCGATATGCTGTTGGATCCTAACATTAAGATTGTTTCTTTGATTGGTCGCGCAGGATCAGGAAAGACACTCATGGCAATCGCAGCCGGCTTACAACAGACTATTGGATTGCGAACCGAGAATAACCACTACTCACGTCTTATTGTATCCAGGCCAGTTCAACCTCTCGGCAAAGACATTGGATTTCTGCCGGGCACTATGGAGGAAAAGATGCTCCCATGGCTGATGCCAATTCAAGACAATCTTAAGTTTTTGATGGGCGATAGAACTTCACTTGAGATGTACATGGAAAAAGGTAAGATTGAATTGGAAGCCTTAACTTATATTCGTGGGCGCTCCATTGCAAACGCCTTTATTGTTATTGATGAAGCTCAAAACTTAACAAAACATGAAATAAAAACAATTATTACACGAATTGGAGAAGGGACGAAAATTGTACTGACTGGCGATATCGAACAAATCGACAACGTATATGTAAACGAAACATCCAATGGCCTTGCACATGCTGTGGAGAAGTTTAAAGAGTTCCCAATCGCTGGACATGTTACGTTTAGAAAGGGTGAGCGCTCTGAATTAGCAACCCTGGCATCAAAAGTTCTGTAGATAAAACAAATTTACAAAGTGATAGTCTCGTGTTATATTCTATTTAATAGGGTAAACCGGAGAATACTGTGTCGTATTCAGAAAAAGTAATAGATCATATGGAAAACCCCCGTAACGTCGGCAGTCTGGATAAGAATGACCCAGAGGTCGGTACCGGAATGGTTGGTGCCCCAGCATGTGGAGATGTTATGAAATTGCAACTTAGAATAAGCGACGATGGTATAATAGAAGAAGCAAAGTTTAAAACGTTTGGTTGTGGCTCAGCTATAGCATCAAGTTCTTACATAACAACTTTGGTTGAAGGTCTCACAATTGGTGAGGCTATGGAAATAACAAATGCTGACATCGCGCAAGAGTTATCGCTACCACCGGTGAAGATCCATTGTTCAGTTTTGGCAGAAGACGCTGTGAAGGCAGCCATTAACAACTGGAAAGAAAAAAAGGATGAGTTATGACAGTAACAGAGATACAAGATTTTATTGACGAAGATATTAATCCTGCATTGGCAATGCACGACGGACATCTATTGATAGTAGAGGTTACAGAAGATAATACCCTAAAGATAAAGCTGAGCGGCGGATGCCAAGGGTGTTCATCTGCCAAAGACACAATAAAGAACGCCGCCACAAATCTAATAAAAGATAAGTTCCCTCAGATAGAAAGTGTCGAAGATATTACAGATCACGCCGCTGGCAACGATCCATACATGAAATAAGATGATTACAATAACAGAAAAAGCAGAAACAAAGATAAAGTCCCTGATGGTAAAACGTCAGACACCGGATTGCTATCTAAGAGTGGGCCTCCAAGGTGGCGGCTGTTCTGGCTTTAAGTATCATTATGATTTTGTCAATGAACCAGACGAAAAAGATAAAATATTTGAGTTTGGAGATGTCAAAATTTGCATTGATGTAAAATCTTACTTATTCTTAGTAGGAATGGAAATTGACTACGAAGAAGACTTACTAAAATCGGGCCTTGTATTCAATGCGCCCAAAGCGTCACGTTCTTGTGGATGTGGCGAATCAATATCATTTTAAAAAAATAGGAGTTAAAATGTCTGAAAAAAAACCAAGTGCGGTAGCACAAACTGAAGAGCAACTGCACACAAATCCTATGCTATCTATGATAGTAGAAAAGGATTCCGAACTAAAAGATTACCTTGTCGAATTCGCCGGCAAGAAATTTGACAAAGAAGAGGTCACAGTTAACATGATTGCAGAAGTCATGGCAATGGACTTCCCAGAATTTATGTATCCGCTTGCAGAAGAAAACTTTCTTCTTGGATATAAACAGGGGTTAGATGATGCTGAAACATTATATAATAGAAAAACAGAACAATCTGAAGAATAAAACTGTGGATTTTTACACCCCAACTGGCCTCCATGTCTTTTTTCAACATCCGGTTGAAAATGTTGATGTTGAAAAAGTCATCAATCAAGTAGAAAATACAATACCTCATCATCTTTTAAGTGAAGTAGAGATGATTATATTTGGTTGGTTTGATGAGTTTGAAGAACGTTCGATAAATGCCTTTTATAATGACAACGCTCTTTATATCTCACACCTTCAAGAAGATGAGAAAGATTTGTTTGACGATATTGTCCACGAAATATCCCACTCTCTAGAAAATCCCTACGGGTACCAGATATATGCAGATGATAAGATAAAAGATGAGTTTTTACGCAAGCGTGTACATCTTCACGATATCTTGTGGAAGTCTGGTTACCGGGCACCAAAGGCATTCTTTACGGACACTGAATACAACGAAGAATTCGACATGTTTTTATATGAAAAAATAGGATACGATAAGCTATCTGTGTTTGTCCAGGGCCTATTTCTAAGTCCCTATGCTGCCACCTCGTTAAGGGAGTACTTTGCCACAGGATTTACTGAGTTCTTTGTAGAGTCAGAACACGCCTTCATGGAAAAGGTCAGCCCGGCCCTATATCAGAAACTAATAAAGATGCAGAACCCTATTGAACTTGACATATAACCTGCAACAGGTTATAATATAAAAGCAATAGGAGCACATATGCCACATATATCATATTCTGAATTAAAAGATTGGAAATTCTGTCCATTTTATCACAAGTTAACACGAGTTGACAAGATTGACGGTTTCAAAGGCAACGAGTATACAGCGTTTGGTACTGCGATGCACTCTGTTTGCGAAAAAACACTTTTGCAAGAAGAGATTAATGAAGAATTCTTTGTTCAAGAATTAAAGAAGAATATATCTGATCTTGATGAGGACATAGAAATAAACAAAAAACTAGTTGTTGACATGTTCGGTCAAGGTAAGCGAATTATTCCAGAGATAGAGTCCGCGCTCAATCAATACTTCGAAGAGTATGAAGTATTAGCAGTGGAATTGCCTCTCTTTGAACCAATCGTGGGAGAAGAAGAATACCAGTTCAAGGGCTATATCGACGCAGTGGTCACTACCCCTGATGGTAAAGTACATATTTTTGATTGGAAAACATGTTCTTGGGGTTGGGATATGAAAAAAAGAAGTGACCCAATCATTGCATATCAACTCACACTATATAAAAACTATTTTTGCCAAAAGATGGACATAGACCCAAAAAATGTTGAAACACACTTCGCACTTCTTAAGAGAACCGCCAAAAAAGAGAATGTAGAATTCTTCAGAGTTACCAGCGGCCCGAGAAAAACTGAAAATGCCCTTAAACTTTTGAACACAGCGTTGTACAATATAAAAAATAAGCGCCATATTAAAAACCGCCTCTCTTGCACCGGCGGTTATGGTTGCAAATTTTATAAGACAGAACACTGTCCCTAAGGAAATATAAAAATATGCAAAAGAAAAAGATTTTGGTTATTGCTGACCACCCACTTTCACCTTCTGGTGTTGGTACTCAAACAAAATACATGATTGAGGCCCTCCTCAAGACACAAAGATACAAGTTTGTCTGCCTAGGCGGCGCCATGAAGCACGCTGACTACAATGCCGTCAACGTAGAACCATATGGTACAGACTGGACAATCTACCCTGTCGATGGGTATGGTAATCATGAGATTATTAGATCGGTACTACAGAAAGAAAAGCCAGACTTGCTTTGGTTTATGACCGATCCTCGTTTTTACGAATGGTTGTGGGAGATTGAAAATGAGGTCCGCGCAAACTTGCCGATGGTATATTACCATGTGTGGGATAACTTTCCCGCGCCATACTTTAATGGAAAATGGTATCGGTCTAATGACCATGTTGCGTGCATTTCAAAAGTAACGCATGAGATTGTTAAAGAGGTAGCACCGCAGGTCAAGTCTTCTTATATGCCACACGCCGTTAACCCAAGTATTTTTAAACCTTCGGTAACTTCTGAAGAAAAGATTGAAGTTACAAAAATAAGAGAAAATATTCTTGCCGCTTCAAAAGAAAAATTTGATAACCCTAAGAAGAAGATATTCTTTTGGAACAGCCGCAACGCTAGAAGAAAGCAAAGCGGCACACTTATTTGGTGGTTTAAGGAACTCTTAGATGAGGTGGGTCATGATAAGGCCGTACTTCTGATGCATACAGACCCTAGAGACCCACACGGCCAGGACTTACCACACATAATTGAGCATCTGGGTGTTGCAGACGGACAAGTTTTGATTTCTTCTAACAAGGTAGCCCCCGAGGGCTTAGCCGCAATGTATGGTGCATCTGATTTTACTATCGGCATTAGCGATGCAGAGGGCTTTGGCTTGTCGACTTTGGAATCACTTAGTTGTGGTACTCCAATCATAGTCAATATGACAGGCGGTCTACAGGAGCAGGTAACAGACGGTAAAAATTGGTTTGGCTGGGGGATACAGCCGTGCAGTAAGGCAATTATTGGTTCGCTCCAAGTGCCTTACATCTATGAAGATCGTATATCACAAGAAGACTTTAACAAGGTTATGAAAAAGGCTCTTGCGCTATCTGGACCTAAATACAAAAAAATGGCAGAGATGGGCTTGCAGCATGTTAAGAACAACTATAACTTTGAGGATTACGAAAAGAACTGGACGAGCCTTATTGACGAAGTTATCGAAGAAAATGGCTCCTGGGAAACAAGAAAAAATTATGAACGTTGGAATCTAATGGAGGTTTTATAATGAAAAAAGTATTATTAAGGGGCCCCGTATTAACGCGCTCCGGCTATGGCGAACAAGCTCGATTTGCACTGCGGGCATTACGCAGCAGGGAAGACATGTTTGACATCTATATCAACCCCATACAATGGGGAGGGACTAGCTGGCTAAGTGATATCACAGAAGAGCGTACATGGATTGATCAAATTATTGAAAAAACCATTCACTACACCCAGCACCAAGGCAAATTTGATTACTCAGTACAGGTTACAATACCAAATGAGTTTGAAAATCTCGCTGGTGTCAATATCGGCTATACCGCTGGAATAGAGACAACGAGGGTTTCTCATGAGTGGATTCATGAAGCAAATCAGATGGATCGAGTAATCGTTGTTTCAACGCACTCTCGCGATGTATACGAAGGCACTAGCTATGAAGCACACTACGAAGAGACTGGCGAACAGTTTACTCTTAGAACAACTTCCCCAATCGCAGCAGTAAATTATCCTGTAAAAGAATATGAGGATATGAAACCATTAGCGCTTGATTTGACAACGGAGAAGAACTTTGTATGTGTCGCGCAGATGGGCCCCCGAAAGAACCTTGACAATACAGTGGCCTGGTTCGTGGAAGAGTTTTTCAATGATGAAGACGTGGGCCTGATAGTCAAAACAAATTATGCTAAAAATAGTTTAGTTGACAAAGAGGTCTGCCATGGCCGTTTGTTGAATATCCTATCGACATATCCGGACAGAAAATGCAAAGTGTATCTTTTGCACGGTGATATGACGGATAAAGAAATGCATGAGATCTATCTCCATCCCAAGGTTGTAGCTGCAGTTTCGTTTACTCATGGTGAAGGCTTTGGTCTTCCTCTTTTTGAAGCAGCATATATGGGTATTCCTGTCGTAGCCACCGGTTGGTCCGGCCAGTTAGATTTTCTTTGCGATAAATCTAGAAAAGAATATTTTTATAATGTATCTTTTGATATTCAACCCATTCCTGACAATGTAGTGTGGGATGGTGTTTTGATTAAAGATTCAATGTGGGCATATCCCCGAAAAGAATCAGCGCAAAAGCAGATGCGCGCATGTCTTAACGACATCAAAGACAATCAAAGCAAAGATGCTCAAGAATATGCTAAACAATTAAGAGAAAGGTTTAGTGAAAAAAGTTTGTATAAAGATTTTATAAATGCAATGGGTATAACTGAAGACGATTTTGATGTTGAAAACTGGCTAGACAATTTAGGACTTGAAGAAATAGAGTAGTGAGTTAGATGAAAATAGTATTCATAGCCGACGCTTTTGCGGAACAAGTGCTTGGCGGCGGCGAACTAAATAACGAAGAATTGCTTAAGATGTTGGCACAAGATGGCTACGATGTATTGAAAATTAATAGCCATAAAGTTACACCAGAGTTTATTGACAGACACATAGAATCGAAGTTTATCATTGCAAACTTCGCGAATCTAAAACCTGTCCTCAGGAATAAGATTTGTGACACAACATATATTATATACGAACACGATCATAAATATTTGAATACAAGAAACCCGGGTGAATATCCGGGATTTAAAGCACCAAAAGAAGAAATAGTCAATATAGAACTGTATAAAAAAGCCCGGGCCGTTCTGTGTCAATCACAGTTTCATTTAGAAATAATAAAAATGAACACTGAGCTTGATAATCTGATTAATTTAAGCGGTAATCTTTGGTCACTGCGCTCACTTGACTTAATGAAAGCAATGGCTGAAAAGCCGAAGTCTGAGTGTTGCTCAATTATGCAATCAAACATTATACATAAAAATACCCGTGAGGCTATTATGTATTGTAAACATAAAAAAATGCCGTATAAATTGGTTTCTAGTAAAAATTATGAGTCTTTTTTAGATCAGTTGAGTGAAAACAAAACTTTATTATTCTTACCAAAAACCCCGGAAACACTCTCACGAGTTGTAGTTGAAGCAAGAATGATGGGAATGAGCGTCATCGTTAATAAAATGATTGGAGCAACCCGAGAGCCTTGGTATGAGTTAAAAGGCAAAGATCTGATTGAATATATGCGCGTAAAAAGAAAAATGATAAAAGACGTAGTTTTGGAGGAGTTGTCATGAAAATTTATATATCTGATTTTGAAAAACACGCTGGAAAATGGATTTACCAAGGATACCAGAAAGCCTGGGCTTCTCTTGGATTTGAAGTAATCAAGTGTGACACGTCAGCTTACCCTAAATATATTCTTCCGGAACCACAGCCGGCGCCCGGCGAAGAATACATGGTCATGCTAACGGAGTATGATGCACAGTTGATGCACGATGCACCCGGTATTAGGTCGATTGATCTTATAGCAAATAGCACGAAGACGTTTTTGTTTGTACAACCAAGCAGATACCCTGAACCATGGGCCCAGCACCCAAACTTTACGACATGTCTGAATATACAATTAAGCAGCATGATAAAACAAATGGATAACGTATATCCATGGACTTTTGCGGATGCGGGTGCATATGATTTCTATCCTCGATGGGAAGATAAAATAAATACAGTACCATTGGCCTTTGACTCAATAGGCTATACGCCCACTGAAGTAGAAAAATACAAACAGTTTGACATTAGTTTTGTGGGAGGTTGGGCTGACAACGGGTTTGATGAAAAAAGAAAGATAATGATGAAAACCTTTGCTGCGTTTAAAGACTCTGGCTTGAAGTGCGGATTCTTCATAAATAAAAACCTTTCTCACCAGCAGGAATGTGATCTGCTGGCGAACAGTAAGATGACAATTAATGTACACGACGCATATCAAAGAACACTCGGTACTGATACCAACGAGAGAACCTATAAGTCGCTTGGACTTAACGGCCTAATGATTTCAGATACAGTTAAACAGTTAAACGATATATTCCCTAGTGTCCGAACAACCCTTGAGCCTTCTGAAATGGTCACTATTGCCAAAGAAATTCTTTCACTTCCAGAAAGCGAATTTGACAACATAAAAGAAGTTAATCGAGAAAACATTTTGAAAAATCATTGCTATATTAATCGAGCCCAGACATTTCTTGACTTATGAAAATAATCCTTGTAACAAACAAGACATATAGAGGCCACCTCGACGGCGGATGGTGGTATTTTTATATGCCATTGCTTGAAATGGGTCATGATGTCTATTTTTTTGACACAGTAGACCCGGTTGAAAAAGATTTTAAGAAGGTAGTGGAAACCCTAAAGCCAGATTTAATATTTTGTATGTTAACCGGCGATTTAAATATTGCCCCTTGGGAGCCATGGGACCAAATAAAACAAGAGACGGACAGCGGCCGCACAAGAACATTCAATTGGTTTTGTGATGATACTTGGAGATACCACAGCTTCTCTAGAAAAGCATGCGTATATTTCAATGTATGTTCAACACCTGAACCGGATTATGTGAGGAGATATGAAAGAGCCGGATATAGCAATATTGTTTTGGGTACCTGGCATTCCAACATAAGTTTGTACCCAAAGTTAAGCTACCAAGATAAAGACATAGAGGTATCTTTTATTGGCGCCTTGAATGGCCTGCGGAAGAACTTCTTTGAACAGCACGAAGATCTGCCAATTGACATTTTTTCTAATATTTCGCAAGAAGAGATGTATTTAACACACGCAAGAAGCAAAATAGCAATTAACTTAAGCATTAATGAAAATGATCCGCAAAAGAAGACACAAATGAAACAAAGGATGTTTGAGATCCCCGCGGGCAAGGCACTCCTACTGACTGAGCACCACCCAGGGATAGAGCATTTTTTTGAGATTGACAAAGAAATAATAACATTTAAGAGCAACAAGGAGTTTGAAGATAAGATTAAGTTTTTGAATTCTAAGCCTAAGATAGCAGAAGCAATCGCCCTCTCCGGCTTTAAAAGATATATCACAGAACATGAATCAAAGATCAGGCTCACCAAAGTGTTACAGCAGGTTATGGCCCTGTAGGTCAGTTTACTTGACAAAAAGCCAATACGTGATATAATGATAGTTCACACCGTATCAACAAAATGAAAATAGATATAATAATTCCGTGCTACAATGCAGAAAAGTGGATAGAGAAAAGCATTAAGAGTGCCTTATCACAAACATATAAGAGCATTCAAGTCATTGTAATTGATAATGAAAGCAGTGACAACAGTTACAAAGTAATCCAAGAAGTCCATGGCCGCCACCCGGAAATAATTATAGGGACTGTACCTAATATTTATCCTTACGGCTGGACTGAGCCGGTGGAAAAAGCCCTAAGTCTTTGTAATGGTGATTATTTCACCATCTTGGGCGCGGATGACTACATCGATCCCGAATACATTGAGAAAATTGTCAAGATAATATCGAAAGCCCCAGACAAAATAAAGATTTTACAAAGCCCCCTCATAGGAATCGATTCTGACAAAGGCATAACTTTAGAGGAAATAAAGCACTCATATAACAGCTTGGGCCAATTTAAACAAATGTTGTTTGAAAAGTGCCCAGTGACGACACCCACAGTCGTATACAAGAGAGAACTTCATGATAGTGGTATATTACGATGGGACTCAGAAACTTGCTCTGGCGCAGCAGATTATGATTTATATTTCAATATAGCAGACAACGGCATTTTCATATATCCTTATCCCAAGTGGATCGGATATTATTACCGATGGCACTCAGATCAGGCAACTTGGGGCATGCATAAACAAACAACAAAATATGATTTGCTAATAAAGCAAAAATGGATGGAAAAGTGGAAAGAGCAGATTTAATAGAAAGAATAATTGATATAGCATATGACAATAAGTTGTCTCACCTAGGCAGTTATCTATCCAGTGTGGGAATCGTTGATGATATATTTAAAAACAAACATGAAGATGATATTTTTATTCTTTCATCTGGTCATTGCGCATTAGCACTATATGTTGTATTAGAGAGGTATTTAAATCATGATGCTTCTCGTTTGTTTCTTAAACACGGTGGACACCCTCATCGATGCGAGGAAGACGATCTACACTGTTCTACGGGCAGTTTAGGGATGGGTATCACTGTCGCTGTTGGCAGAGCAGTGGCGAATCCTGATCGCACGGTACATTGCTTAATTAGTGACGGCGAATGTCATGAAGGTAGTGTGTGGGAAGCACTTAAATACATTTACGAAAACAATCTCAAAAATATTAAAATATATGTTAATGTTAATGGGTATTGCGCGTATGATACTGTAGATACACGGTATTTAGTAAATCGATTACAGGCATTTTTACCAAATATTAATATTATTTATACTGATGTTGGTGTGTTTCCATTCCTTCGAGGTTTGAATGCACATTATCACGTAATGGATAAAAAAGATTATGCTCTTGCAAAAAGGATTTTAAATAATGCGCCGTGATTTTGCTGAAAAACTGCATATAGAAATGGGTAGAAATAAAGATATATATTTATTAACTGGTGATTTAGGATATGGGCTTTGGGATAGGATCCGAATTGACTATCAGGATCGCTTTTACAATGTTGGCTCATCTGAACAATTGATGTTGGGAATGGCCAGCGGACTAGCCATAGAAGGTAAGATTCCAGTTGTATATTCAATTACTCCATTTGTGCTTTATAGGCCCTTTGAATTTATAAGAAATTATGTTGATCATGAAAAGCTGCCAGTAAAATTAATAGGCGGTGGAAGGGATCGCGACTATGGACATTTCGGTTTTTCTCATTGGGCCGAAGAAGATAAACAGATTATGAAAATTTTCAAAAACATTAAAACCCTACATCCAAACACTCTTGATGAAATGTCTACAGATTTTAGATATGTCATCGATAAAACTACTCCAGTTTATATGAATTTAGTCAGAGAAGTGAAAAGATGAGTGAAAAGATTAGATTAGTAGATTATGTTGCCGAAAGGATACATCAATTAGGAGTAGAACACGTTTATACTCTTACTGGCGGCGGTGCAATGTTCCTAAACGATTCAATAAAAAAGCACGATAAGCTGTTGTCTGTTTGCAATCACCATGAACAGGCGAGTGCAATGGCTGCTGTAGCACATGCTAAGTATACTAATGGGTTTTCGGTGGTGATACCAACCACAGGTTGTGGCAGTACAAACTGTGTTACCGGTCTATTGGATGCATGGCAGGATAACTTACCCTGTATATTTATTTCAGGTCAGGTCAACAAAGACCAAACTTGCTTTAGTTCAACTGCGAATATTCGTCAGTTCGGAGTTCAAGAGGCAAACATTGTAGAAATAGTTAAATCAATCACAAAGTATGCAGTTATGGTTGATGCGCCGGAAGACATCGCATATCACCTCGACAAGGCCTTTCACCTGGCTTCTACTGGCCGCCGCGGCCCTGTCTGGATAGATGTTCCGCTGGACGTTCAAGGAGCCTTTATAAACCCCTCTGAGCTTAAAAGATATATTCCCGACAACAAGACACTTTCTCCCGATTTAAACAACCTTAGGGAAATGCTAGAAAGAGCCACTCGACCCGTAATCTTAGCAGGAAATGGCGTGAGGCTAGCCGGCGCATCAAAAGAAATAAAAACGTTCGCTGAAAAGCATAACATCCCAGTGGTCACCACTTTTCTGTCAGCCGATTTGTTGCCATCGGAACATGAATTGAACATAGGCAGAATTGGCATTAAGGGCAATCGAGCAGCAAACTTTGCAGTGCAAAATTCTGATTTCTTATTGTCGATTGGCTGTAGACTAAGTGTACCCTCTACCGGCTACAAGTATGAATACTTTGCAAGAGGGGCCAATATCGCAGTTGTGGATATAGATCCGGAAGAGCATAAAAAAGATACTATTAAAATTGACTTGTTTGTGGAAATGGATGCCAAAGACTTTATGCTGAAGTTTGAAACAGAATATCGCTCACCAAAGCGGTGGATTGATACTTGTTCAAAATGGAAGTCTATATGGCCAGTATTCCTCCCTGAACACAAAGATGATGAAGGAGGAATTAGTTTATATCGTTTTATGGACAAGTTGTCGAACGCGCTGCCGCCTATATCTGCTGTAGTGGGAGACGCCGGCTCCGCATATTACGTTCCGTGCCAGGCACTACAGATTAAAGAAGGTCAGCGCCTGATTACACCCGGAGCCCAAGCAGAAATGGGATTTACATTACCTGCTTGCGTTGGTCTTTCGTTTGCAATGGAACACCCTCACGTAGTGGGAATCACGGGAGACGGTTCTTTTCAAACAAACATACAAGAATTGCAAACAATCGTACAATACAACTTGCCTGTTAAGATATTTGTGTGGAACAACGATGGTTACCTGTCAATCAGAACGACACAGAGAAAATACTTTGAAGATCGCTTTGTGGGTACGGATAAGAATAGCGGAGTATCATTCCCAGACACGCAAAAGATTGCCGATGCCTACGGGATAAAGTATTTTTCAATATCAAACAATGTGGAACTTGACGAACGGATACAAGAAATAATAGACTTTGATGGGCCAGTCATCTGTGAGGTTATGTGCAAAAAGTGGGACAAGGTTTTACCTACAATCGCTGCCAAAAAACTAGACAATGGAAAATTAGTATCCCAACCACTAGAAAACATGTTTCCTTTCTTGACAGAAGAGGAATTACGTGTTAATATGTTAGTACGCTTAATAGAGGAGAAGTAAATGAGTGCAAACGATAAAAATAAGGTCACGGTATTAAAATTACGTCGACAAAAGAGAGAAGGTATTCCAACGGTAATCACAACGGCCTACGATTATCCACAGGCCAGGATCTCCGATGGCGCTGGGGTCGACTGTATTTTGGTGGGTGATTCATTAGGGATGACCACGCTAGGCTACAAAACCACAATACCGGTGACAATGGACGATATGATTAGACACTCTGAGGCAGTTTCCAAAGGCGCCAAGAATGCGTTCTTAATCGGAGATATGCCTTATATGTCTTACCAAATATCCAACGAAGAAGCGGTGCGAAATGCAGGCCGCTTTGTTATTGCCGGCATGGACTGTGTAAAGGTTGAGGGTGCTATGACTGAACGCATTAAGGCCATTGCGGATTCAGGCATTATGGTAATGAGTCACTTGGGTCTCACTCCTCACACTAGGGCAAAGCTCGGAGGTTATCGAGTTCAAGGCAAGACCGCAAAACAAGCGGAGATTATTCTTAAACAGGCTCTTGACTTGCAAGAAGCTGGCTGTTCTTTCTTACTATTAGAAGGCATGCCAAGAGAATCCGCAGAAATCATCGCCAAAGAACTCAAGATTCCGGTCTATGGAATCGGCGCCGGAGATAAGGTCGACGGCCAACTAGTAATCTTCCATGACTTAATGGGCCTCTTTTGGGAGTTCAAATCTAAGTTTGTTAAAAGATATTGTGAAGCCGGCCAAATTATGCAGAACGCCCTGAAGGAGTATGCAGCCGAAGTTCGGTCTGGAAACTTCCCAGCAGAAGAAAACTTTTATGCCATCAAGGAAGAAGAGCTAGAGAGACTTCTCGGCGGAGGCAACTGGAAACACGATCAAGTATTGTATGAGACAGACCAAGGGTTTCCCACTAACCATAGTGCAACACCAAACACGGTAACTAAGAAGTAATAGCCCGGAGCACCATCTAGATGAATATCTTATTAACAGGTGGTAATGGGTTTCTTGCGAAAGAGCTAAAGCACTATTTTGTAAATAACACAGCCTTGGATTGTAAACTCCTTGTAACCGACAGAACTACCCTTAACGTCACCGATTACGAGAGCGTTAGGGGTTTTTTTGAGAACAATGTAGTAGACGTTGTCATACATACCGCGGTAAAAGGTGGCAAACGATTAGATACGCAGACGGTTGATGACATTATCGATAATATCTTGATGTTCAAAAACTTGAGTTATTTTTCTGATCAGTTTAAAATAATGTTCAATTTTGGATCCGGTGCAGAGTTTAATCGCATGAACTCTATTGATTGTGCGACTGAAGAATCAGTGAGTGCATCATTACCTACCGATTATTATGGATTATCTAAGAATATTATCGCCCGAAAAATAGCAAAAATGAATAGTAATATTTATAACTTACGCTTATTTGGGTGTTTTGGGCAACACGAAGAACCGCAAAGATTGTTTCGCTCTTGTTATAACAATTTCAAACTAAATCAAAGTGCGCTAATAACATGTGACAAATATATGGACTATTTTTACGCTCAAGACGTAGGCCGAGTAATCGAGCATATTATAGAAAAACATGATACGAGTCTGCCGAGAGATATAAACCTATGCTACCCAGAGAAATACACCTTGAGTGAACACGCACAGGTGATTAAAGATTTGACAAACGCAAAGTCGCAGGTTATAATAGAACAGAAAGAATTGGGCAAATCCTATACGGGTAAGGCACACGTGCTCGATTCACTAAACATTGACCTGACGGGTCTGAATAAAGGAGTAAAAGAATGTCTGAAAAGTTGGAACAAATTATAGAGTTGGTGTCTGATTATATTTCCGAGAAGCACGAAAGTGAAACATGGACCCCCGGTGAAGACTGGGTAGCATACTCGGGCCCGGTTTTTGATGAAAAAGAATACATCGCCGCTGTACGTCAAATACTAGATGGTTGGATGATTTTTGGCAAGAACGCAAGAGAGTTTGAGTTAAAATTTCCGTCCAAGCTTGGAAAACTCTACGGATCCTTGACCAACTCAGGTTCATCGGCAAACTTGCTGATGGTAGCCGCTACTAAATCGCGACGATTCCCAAAACAATTAAAGGACGGAGACAAGATTATTACCCCAGTTGTTTGTTTTCCGACAACCATTAATCCTATTATACAAAACAACCTTGTACCAGTGTTTGTAGACGTTGAGCTTCCAAGTGTAAACTTGGACCTGGATAGAGTAGAAGAAGCTCTTGAGAGCGACCCTGACATTAAGGGGATAATGTTTGCACACGTGTTGGGTAACCCGCCTGACATGGACAGATTGATGGCTCTCGTAGAAAAATACGATTTGGTATTTCTAGAAGATGCATGCGATGCTTTGGGGTCTTACTACGACGGTAAGAAGTTGGGCTCCTATGGAGACATGTCAACATGCTCCTTCTTTCCAGCCCACCATATGACGATGGGAGAGGGAGGTTTCATTGCAACTAACAGTCAGAAGACACGTACGGCATTGGCTAGTATCCGAGACTGGGGGCGCGCTTGTTACTGCAACTCAATGAAACCAGGCAACGTCACAAGCGAAACAGCGTGTGGTAACAGATTTAAAAACTGGTTGCCCGGCCTCAAAGATGCCGTGTACGATCACCGCTATGTTTTCGATGAAATAGGTTACAACCTTAAGCCACTAGATTTGCAGGCTGCAATGGGTCTACAGCAGCTTGAAAAACTTC